TGGCATTGTTTTTTGTTCGAAACCTCTACGAGCTTCGTTTTCCATGCCACCACCACCACCAAGTCCTTGAAGTGCTTGAGCTAAGAATTGATTTTGGGCCCCCATTTGTTGTTCATTAAATCGTGGTATTTGGGTAGTGCTTGCTGGGTTAGATTGGCCAAACTTAGCCATTAATCCGCCAACCGCAGGCTTTAACATTTTTGCTATTTGCATCATTGTCATTGGATCCATAACAACTTCCTTATTTATATAATTAATCCATGATAAAGGTACTCTATAATCTATATTAAAAAGTTCAATATAAAGGATAAGTTATGGCTGGCCCAATTCCATCAGAAAGTAATTATGGATCATTTGTAGAAACCACCAGTATATGGGATACATCCATTATTGAGGCTATTCCAAATATTGAAGAAGAGTTTTCTGAATTCTTAGTACAGCTCTATCAAAATCTTAATATCTTATCGATACAACTAAACTTAAAAGATACTGGTCTTTACCCAAATGATGAATTCTTAACCAATAAATTGTTCTTTCCCAATACCACAGAGACTAATCTAGACGTGAGTCAATCACAAAGCTACAGGTCCGTATTTCGCAAGGTAATTGATTTTGGTGCATTGCCTAACGCGACAACAAAAAGTGTCGCTCATGGCATCCTGAGTGATGTGATGCTTGTATCTATCATGGGAACCGCAAACAATGCTACCTTTGCAAGTAAAATACCTATTCCATACAGCTCTTCAGCAGCACTTAACCAAAACATTTCATTAGAAATGACAGCAACAAATATTGTTATTACCACAGGAACTAATCGAACTTCCTATACAACTTGCTACGTTATAGTAGAATACATAAAAACGTAATAACGATACCCTCTGAATTAGTGTTTTTCATTGAAGTATGTTACTCATATTGTAATTAGTTGCAATTGTACATCTTCTCCTTTTTCCCTTTTGAGATAGACGTGTTAACACCTTGTGTGTCAGGATGTTTATCTCAAAAGGGAAAACTTATTTAGACATATAGGCAGCAAAGAAACCTGCAACTGTAGTACATAAAGAAACTCCAGCTGTTATTAAGATACTATATTTTTTAGACATTTTTTTCTTCAATCTCTCTTCTTGAGATTTTAATAGTTGAAATCTATTATGAAGCTGTTTTTCTTTACTTTCAATTGCTTGATGAGCTGATTGAAGCATCAAAGAGTGAATTCTAATATATTTAGATTCAACAGGACTTTCATCTCCAGACTTAATCCTTTTTAATTCAGTTATCGCGTGATTACCCTGATGCAAAGGAGAGTTTTTTTCTTGTCTTAATAACTCTTTTAAGAAGGGCTTAATGAAAAATGACTGTGATTTATACTCTAATGGATAATAAGTAGAAATAGCTACTTCGGCAAGCGATTCAGAATCAGAATCAGATGATTCTGATAAAACTAAATCATTTGAAATTGAGGTAGATTCAGGGACAACAATAGATAACGAAAAAGGATCACTCGGTCCCTCAAATCGATCATCCATCGAGCAGATAGGTAAAACACAAAAAAACAATACTAATACTTTTCTCATAAATATTCCTTATTGTAATCTTGACCCCGTAGGGTTCGAATAAAATGTCATTGCATGAAGCTCAAATTCTGACCATGCAATATCACTATTTAATAATTGATCTTCATTCATATATAAACGCAACTGAATACACTCACCATTCAAATTAGTATAAATAGGATGCCATAGTCTTTTCTGGCTGCTTTCTAAAGCATTTAATTCATAAGGAGTTGTTTCCAATATGCCAGTACCCAATAAAGAACCTGTTGCATCACCACCACTTAATAGTGAATGATTAGAAGATGAAGCAAAATAATCTACAGTAAATTGCCCCTTAGCAGTTCTGTCGACTAAGAAATCTACTTTGTTAACCGAACAGTTATATCCTTGCTTGATATAAAAACTATATTGTTTGGTCAATATATCGATATTGGATACACGAGTTACGGTTCCACCACCAGTATACACACCAGTAAATGTCAGATTTTTAACCGTAATAGTATCTTTATTCACTACTGTATTTACTGCATAGAAACCATTAGCGTTTGTTACTCCTTGAGAATTTTCAATAGCAATGTAATCACCCTCGCCATCATTTCCAATGACAAGATTATGATTCATAATAGTTAATGTAAGAATGGAAGATGCGTAACTCATACCAGATATCTGTAAGGATGGAGCATTACGCGTTGAATTAATATCAACAATAAAAGTAAAACCTTGTTGATTACCGGCAACAACAGACCTGTAGTTTTCTTCATATTGTTGACCAGCCCATGTCTCTACTGAACTTTGCCAAGTTTCTTCCATGGTTTCCCATGTAAACGAAGTATTAGAAGATTGCTGAAAATATCCAAATACTGTAATCGAGTCATCATTTATAGCCCATGAATCAGTCTTATAGTTGTAAACTAAAGTTTTATTTGGAAATGGGTGGTCCGAGTTTTGTAGTATATTAGGATAGGTCCAATATACCATCTCTGAATAAAAGTCTCTTACCCCATGTACCCGCTTAACGCCATCATTATCATTATTAATATTAAATACTTGATTAGGAATCTTATCATCGAGACGTTCAACGTTAGTTCCGCTGCATCTTACTATGCCTACATGGCCTATACCAAATACTGACTTATCAAATGGAATAATAGATCCAGAAGACTCAGCGCCGAGTTCAGTATTAATTTTTTGCCACTTAAAAGGCAGAACAAAGTTACCGATATATACTAATTCCCATGTACTTTTTTCGAAGAATACAATAAGTCTATCTTTAAGGTATTCAGCACCAATTATAGCTTCTTTCGAAGTAGCATCAATAAATCCGCCTTTACTACCCTTGGTATCATACCAAGCTTCTGCAGCTAGAGGACTTCCAGCTTGAGAGAATCGACATCTATTTCTAAATGAAAAGTCAGATCCTCCAACGTTTTCTACTGTATTAAACATAAGCAATCGTCCCTTAAAAGGGATAACGATCTTAGCAGTTATAACATGGTCTGCGGCTACGTTTATATTTGGAGCGAATTTATTCCAATTGGATCCATCATACGTACGTATACCGTCAGTATTATTAAAATTCGTAACAAACAAAAGATAGTTATAACTTTCTGCACCTCGATAATTAGTAGCATAAAAGAATTCAGAATCAGTTGCTGTCCAAGTTGCAGCACCAGATACAGCCTCAGATGAAATACGTTCCCACCCAGTTGCTCCATATCCATAAGCAAAGTTTCTATCAAATGCAATAACAGTCTCTGCATTAGTAGCTATATTTTGATACGTCACAATACCCAAAACAGGTGTCGATGGATAAAAGTATATATCGCTACCAATAGCACCAGTAAATACGTATGCTCCGGTTGTTGTATTATAAGTTCCTGTAACTGTGCCAGTTGTATTAAGCAATACTGCTGGAGTGCCACTTACATGAGCGGTAAAAAGTTGATTACCAATAGAGAATTGTTGACCTACAGATGGAGTAGGTCCAGATGGAACAGTAGCAGAAGGCGTAGTAGTTAAATTAATTTTTAAACGCGAGCTATTAGCTAGAAATGAAGATGAGACAGGGCTACTAGCCTCAATAAGTCGACCACCAAATCGTTTACGTACTCTTCCACGAAAGACATAAGCATTTTTGAGCATCTGAAATGCATTATCAGGAATTAACCAAGGCCTTACATTTGTCTCTTGACCAGCTGATAATGGTGCAATCATAAAACGATCAGTAGGTCTCATACTATCTCCCTAATATCCTATAGCAAACCAAGTAAATTCTTGAGCAACTCTTGTTCTTGTTGATTTTTGAATATAGGTAACTACATTCATACTCGCATTAGCATATTGAAAAACTCTTGTAAATCTATCAGTTGATTCAGAACTAGGAGAGGATCCAGACACTGTTGCCGTTACCGCATATGCAGTTAAGATTCCTGTAGGAAAAGCTGTAGTAAATGTAACTGTTGATAAACCAGCAGCATCAGAAGTAGCTCTACCCCATTTTATGATGATTCCAGAAGGAAGTGTCGTAGTTCCATTAGTTGTAGATGTAGTAGCACTTGTAAAATTACTCTCTGCTCCTGAAGATTCTTTTCGCATAAATAATTGAGAAGCACCACCTACTAATTTTGCATATAATGCAATCTCAGCCGCTCCTGTTGCAGGTGCTGCAGCTTGATTAGGCATAGTCACCCATTTGTGCTTACCTTCATCAGCAGCGCTAAATGTTCCATGATTGATATCAATTAACTGCTTTAATGCCTGAAAGTTAGCTAGCAATGCTGCTTGAGAGTCTTTTATCTTGTCAGTAGACTGTGGAATATTGTTATTATAACTCATTGCTGTGGTCCCTCTATAATATATTTAAAATTGACCGTTTCCATTGCCTAGCCCACTACCATAGGAACCACCATTATTATTCTCAGTATAGATAGTTGATGTCCGCTGAGTAGTTTGCTGAACAATAGTTCTTCGATTAATCAAAGTTTCTTGTTTTTTAAATTCAGGCATAATCATCTGAACACTTTCCACGTCCATACGATCTTCAAACACTTTTTTAGAAGCTCCATATGCAATGTATTGCCACCATTCATTTAGATCAGGATTCTGAGAAGCGCTTAAAAGCTCAGTTGGTTGCCTAAATACACTCATTTGAATCTTATATGGTTGATCAGGAACAGGACGAACAGTAAATTTATCATCAAAAAACAGTATTGCTTGAGGTCTTGCTGGCTGCAAAGGAACAGTCTGACTGTTTATAACTGCACCACTCTTTGGAGCTGATGTAAACGTAACTACGTATTGTCCAGTCACATAATTAATATAATTACTAGCATCTTGAACTGTAGTAGATGTAGGTGATCCGCCAGCCACATATAGATTTCCAAACGTAGGATTTATAGGATAATCGATCATCGATAGACCGGCATTGTTGGTACCTATTGAATCAAAAAGCACATTATTTTTTAGCAACACTGCTGAATTCGTACCGAATTGCTGAGCATTAATAAATCCATTAAATGATGTAATGGTTCCATTACCAACGCTACCTACCGAAGCAATATAGTTAATCTTAGGATATAGATTAAAGAACTGCTCTTGAGACTCAGAAAATAATGCTTTATAACCAGCTATATAAATAGGAGGCTCAACGTTTATATACTTATTTTTAAAGTTATATAATGGATCAGTAGCCGTAGTAGATGTTTCATATACATCTTGATATGGATTAGTATAAAATTCAAAAGTAGTTTTCAGGTTAAACAGTCGTAAATGCTCAGGGAAATCAAATAGTACAAACGTATTTATATATTGATCTAAATCAGCATCCGACAATATGCTTGTAGACAAACTTCGTGTTAATCTACGTACTTTTTTTCTTATCTCAGTTAAGGTTGATATAGCCACATTAAACTCCCATAGTTAATTCAGTCGTATACTACCATCTCTACCTTTATCTGCCATACAATTTTCACTAGACTAAAACATTCTGTACTGCGGCTGTTAACATGCTGTTTATTTCACCAATAGGTACCACGTTAGGATATTGATAATTTAAAGGAAATGTAGTTGGTGTTATATAAATATCAAATTTTGAGGTATCAATGTCTATAGTAAAAGTAGTATTACCAGTTACAGTAATTACACCATACAAACTGTCTGCTTGTACGATACCATAACCAAGAGGTATGTGGAGTCTTGCTACGGTGCCTGTCAAATAACCATGATTAAACGTTGTTGTTACTTCAGCGTTTAGCATATTGGTAATATTATTTATAACTCTCATCGCAGGTTTATAGGTCGGATTCTCTACAGCTAATATAGACATATTATACCCTTTTACTTAAATTGCAGTTGGCACATCATCAATATCAACAAATTCAAGACTCTGGAAACTGCATCGTCTTATTTTTTCAGATATAGTGGTGACTGGACGACCTTGATCATCATTCTTGTAATTGTATGATGGGTACCAGCAATTAGTATTTAGATGCTTAGCTACTCCAAGCGGAATTGAATACGTTTCACCATCAACCAATGTATAAGTTTTCAGTTCATCACCTTTGTATTTTCTAAATACAAATTGCAGTTGACCGCTAGGTAATTCATGGAATCTAAAGATGCCTCTTACTATTTCTCTTTCTTTTTCACGTTGAAAATTTAAATTTTCAATTGGACTAAATTTTTCTTTTTTCATTTCTAATTGCTGTGCCATAAAAGGTCCTTTTTATAGAGGAGCCCAGTGTATTATACTGGGCTCCATTCATTTTAAATTCAATTAACTTAGTTATTATCTACGCTAAATGATTTACCTGCAACCCAATACATTACTTCGTTGAATGCTCCGCCAGGGTTGTTTAAACCGCCGTCAAGTTTCATACCGATATATCCTGTATTAACTGTTGCACCACTACTACCGTCTACGCCTGAAGCTATAGACTGAGCTAAATCTTGACCGATTGGAATTACTTCAGCAGCTGTGAAAGGAACAGCAGCTGTTAAAGGCCATGCAAATGCAGTAAATGCAGATGAATTGATATCAACTGTAACTGTATTACCAGTTGTAGCAGTAGTATCAATAGCTGTAATTGTACCTGACAATCCATCCATTTCGACCATGCCATAAGAAGCCGGCACTACAAATCTAATCTTTTGTCCAACTTTATAACCATGTGTTACTGACATAGTTACAACAGCTGAATCAGCTAAAGAAATTTTTGTAATGAAACGACGACGTGGATAAAAGATAGGATCAAATCTAACCTTTCTCCATGAACCAGTCGTACCAGCGATGATTTGTGACATATAATCAAGAGTGAATGTAATAGCAGTCAAAGTGTTATGTCCAACTGTAAAGTCGAATCCACCCAACTGTTGAGCACCCGTTACATTGATAAATCTTACAACATCACCAGCAGATAAACCATTAGAACCACTATTGGAAGTAAGCGGAATCGTAGCAGCTGATACAGCTGTAACAGTTGTATTTAATACTCCTACTGGATTTGATGTACTATCAATTAATGAAAATCCATTTGTTGTAATTAACGTCTCTAAGTTTGCAGCGTTTGCAGCGTTAGATTTTAATGATGACCATTTAGATCCATCTGCAAAACCACGTTGCCAGTAGTATTT